CATAACGTTCTGTGCGGCACCTTTGATTGCTCGTTCAACGACTAAGAATAAGCGTCGGACGTTGATGCGATCAAATGCGGAAGGACGACCAAGTTTGGTCTTGTCACCATAGAGCAGAATACCTTGTCCAGGAAGATTCACAATCGGGTTAATACTTGCCTTGTACAATTGGTCACGTTGTGTTTTTGTGGCATTGTAAGCAAGAGAAGTAACACCGAAGTACTGTCCACGTCTTGAACCAGCGGGTGAGAACCATGGGGCGGCAACAAGATCTGTCGAAGCCATAACACCCGCAGTCGCAGCAGCCGCTGGAATAAACACATACTTATCAGTATACTTGTTGTACACTTTTAAGTAGTTGTTGTCAACTATGAGATATGATGACGAGTTTAAGGTGTTCGCCCAAGTCACGGTAGTAGAAGCAACCAAAGAAGTATCTGTTTTGTTGACGACTAAGTCTCGCGAGGGTGATGCCACGACAACACAATCTTTTCTTCCCGCGGCAATGCCTGCGAGATAATTAATGATTGTTTTTTGATCTTCGTTTGATTGTAATCCAGGAGCAACTAAGAAGTCTACTTGAATATTCTCTTCATCTTCATACTGATCGAAGCCAAACTGATAATCACCAACATCTAGTGCTGTGTGAACTCCAGACCCAAGAGAATAGTTATTAACTGATGAATCTCCAGAACCAGTAAACGTTGCTGCGGTACTGATACCCGTAAACTCTGATGCTAAACTAGCGATCCAAACGTATCGTGAGTTGTTATTCAACACCTCGACAACATTGTTTGTTGATCCGTCGTCTGTCTTGGCGTCTGTTGCCAAAGACAAGTAAGCATAAGTTTCAAGAATAGTGCCAGGCTTTCCACTGATTCCGCCGTCTTCGTCGTATACAACGACGTGGACTTCATCACCAGCATCAGCAGTGTGTTGTGCTACTTGCGCAGAGGTTCCTGGCGCAGCATCAAACAGGGCGTGCATCTTAATCCCGTCTACCACCCAATTTCCAGGCGCAGTCGCACTGTCAAAAAAAGCGAGGTCACCGGTGCTTGAAGGGCAAACAGATACTTTGATACTGTTTCCGATCGTTCCTGGATACTTAGCAATAACTTTGTTACTGGTAAGAGATAACTTACTTTCTTCCCAGTTTACTAAGTTTTTAACTAAAACAGCAGTGCCTTCCGCAACAGCATTTGTAGCAGAATCCCGTTCAACAGCACGAGTTACATAAGCGCTTCCTGAATATTTTAAAAACATTGATGCTGATAGAAAATCTGTTTCATCAGCCGCAGAGTCGAGGGAGGGCGATCCAAAGGTAGAAACTAATTGCGCTTCGTTGCCTATAAGAATCGGTTGCTCCACTGGTCCCCAATTGAAATCTCCTACTAACGCTCCCGTAGTGGAAGTGACCGCTGGTACAACACCAGACAGATCAAATTCTTTTACGAGAATGTTGGGAGACTCAGATGGTATTAGTGCCATGGTCGTGTCCTTTTTTTCGTTAACATATGATAAGAAAACATAATACGGTTGATTTCACTGTATTTATTTATAAATAAAATAAACTCAGTACATCTCATTCGTTTCATTGTAAATTTGCCACGGGGCATACTTCATCTTATCTTGTTCTTCTAGTTCTCTTATCGCATCACTACCATCGTCAACAAATCCAAACGGAACAATCGCATCTTCGATTTCTCGCATTTGATTCTCAAACATCATTTGTTTTAAATTAATATCAGTCATATCAGAAAACATTTGTGTAGAAACAAAGTAACCTAACATAACAAGATTCATCATCAGGTCATCATGGTTACCATCACTCGCTTCGTATGATTGTCCTCTCGAAACAAAGGTAGATATCTCAAGTATTGTGTTTTCATCACAAATATCGAGTTTCCTTTCTTCGAGCAGATCTTTAATACCCGAACATCCTAAACGCTTTGATTTACGTGTCATCTCAATGCCCACAGCGTTTGCTTTTATAGCAGATTCTACATGGACATTCTCATACTCTAAATCATAGTATAAACCTCTACACACAATACTGCCTTGATCGTTTGACTCGATAATGACATACGCGTTGTTGTAGACTTTTGCGAATTTATATATAATATCAGGGAAGAGTATTGGAGAAATAGTATTGTTTCGATACACAGCCACTTGTTTAAAGGGTCGCACAGTTATATCGATGACGTTAAACGTCGAATAATCCTGTCCTCTTCCCCTTGCTACATCGACAGTCATAAGATATTCGTGATCTTTTTTGGTCTCTTCGTAGACCTTTACGTCACCGCCTTCAAGTACTTGGATGGGTGGTTTCGATCGTAGATCTAACAGAGTGTCAGAATTGATCAGTGTATCACCTGTCCCAAAAAAGGTGTTACCGAATTCTTGGTCGAACTGAAGTTGAGAAGTGTTCGACACTGTTTGACGTTTCCACTCTTCGTCTCGCCCAGGAACATCCCACCAGTTTACCGTATAAGGTTTGTACTCGTTTGTTTGTTGAACAGCCCCTTCCCAAATCTTGTGAAAAGTATTACCAATGCCGTTGGCGGTAGATGTTATAATAACTTTGGTGTCTTTACCAGAAGAAATTACTGGATACGTTGAAGTATAGAACTCACTTGCTCTTTCAACAAAAGCAAACTCGTCAAGAAAAAGTAAGTTGACAGACATACCACGAATAGAACTACCAGAAGTTGCTGCCGCAACAATTCTTGAATTATTAGAGAATTCGATACTACCTTTGTTAAGGGCACGACATCCAGGTTGTAAAAAGAAAGGCAGATGTTCAAGAGCGAGTGTTACTCGTTGTAACATTTCTCGTGCCGTCGCGCCTTTGTTTGCGAGTACAGCAATCGTTTTCTCGGGGTGAAATATCGCATACCACAGTAGATATACAACAGACGAGATAGATTTACCAGACTGGCGACACGCAAGAACAATAGAGAATCGATTATCATTAAAATGATTGAACATTTGTTCTTGGTAAGGATAAAGATTAAAGTTGACAAGACCCTCATCAAGTGATATAATCTTAACATATTTCCTAGCAAAGTAAGATGGGTCAGACATACACTTAGCATATTCAACCACTTCATGTTCAACCCATTGCTGCTGGACCCCGTCTCTTTTTACATTAATATTACCGAGATAGTGTTCATGATCATTCATCCGTTGCGCTAACATCAATTACCCTTTGTTCATCTTCGCTTTTTTTCAGTAGTCGCTGTAAGTCAGTCGTGCTACCAATGAATACATTATTATTGGTGATTGCTTTCGGTTCATCCTTCTCTTGAGTAATATCTTTTGTTTTCTTATTAAGTTCCATTAACTTGTCGTTAACATCAGATATATTCTTAATCATGCCCGAAAGAACCTCGAATGCGCGTGGGTGTTCTGATTCTCGGGCTACCTCAATCATAAGTTCAAGAGATTCTTTTCCCTTATCAATTAATTCATAATAAGTTGAACGAGAGTAGTCATAGTCAGACCTGATATTAGGATCATCTTTTTTCATAGTATTAGTTTATTCTCTCTTATTTGTTACGTAAACACGCAAGTTGCTACCCCATTCGTACCAGGAAAAGGATTCCCCGCTCCAGTTAGGTCGCCGACGGCGACCCAAATCCATCGAGTATCGCCGTAGGCATCGGTCGATTGGACCGCGTCTGCTCTCAGGTATGCTGTTCCATTTACAGTTAAAGTAGTCCAGCCACTATTTGCCCGGTTGCCAGCAATCGTGAGGTTGAGAAACGCTGCCGAATAAAGATTATTCCAAGTATAAAACAGTTGCTCAATGGCCGCGCCACTATAAAGATTACTTGTTCCATCAGAGATAGATCCATAACGAGTACTATCGACTGTGAAAAAGCCTTCATATAAAGTTTGATTAGGTGCGAACCCGTAACCGCCAGAATTATATACTGTTTTACTTCCAACAGTAACTGCTTGACTATCTAAGGTAAGCTCTGTTGTAGTAAACCCTACACTAGCAACAGGAGTATTTGACGATTCTGAAGTATATAGACCCATCGTATATACATCATTAATAGTATCAGTATTAGTCGCAGTAACAAGAGCGAATGCTCCAGCATTCGATGTTACATTTACAGTACCTGAAGACCCACTTGAGAAATCTTCAAACACACTTGGGTTAGCAAACTGTAAAGTTGTTCCACTAGAAACCTCACTTGATACTCCATTGCTCATCGTGACAGTAGTCGCATCAACGAAGGTTACTGTTCCTGTGACAGCACCTGTGTTTGTTTCCATGCCTATAGTAATACCAGAAGTATCCGCTAACTGAAGAATAGAAACACCCGATGGTATGATCTGCGTTGTTGCCGCTGCAATAATATCGGTGATACGACGATAATATGTTCCGTTAGCGATGTTCGTACCACCAACAGTGAAGTTGATCGTGCCGCCTTCGCTTGGTGTCGTCGTGTCTGCCGTTAAAGTAAATGTGGATGTAACGTCTTGGACAATAAAGGTCGTTGATGTAATTAGAGTGCCGCCGCTACCGACATACCCACCCCTTGATAGAGTGACAGTCCCTGTTGGGTTGCCTTCGTAAGTTGTGGTTGTCGACGATGTTCCTAAGTTTACATCAAACGTTGACAGCCCTGTAGCCTGCGCAGTGTAAAAACTATGTGTATACTGTGTTGAACTAAACTTGGATGCCGCAGTTCCAGAGATTTCGAAATACAATACTTCAGATGATCCTGCGTTTGCACTGACGTTAACAATTAAATCTGAACCCTCAGTAATCGTAGGAATTAACATCGTATAATCTTGAGCAGAAGTGTCGGTGACAGTAATCGTATTAGATTCGATAACAGCACCTGTGCTTGTTCCTGATGACACTTTTACTGTAAACGTTTCGGTGCCTTCAAAAGTTCTATCTGGTGTTAACCTCACAGTGAACGATCCCGTGGTTCCCGATACAACAAACGCAACTCTGTCGCCGAGTTGCCTGACGCCGGACCATCCAGAAGAGAAGTCGCTTGATGTTATTCCTGTGTTAGGATCAATCCAGTAATAATATGTCCCATCAGGTCCCGTAAATGTAAATGTAACAGAACCACCTTCATTGACTGAAGTGACTGACTCAAAAATATTATATCCAACCGCTACAATAGTGAAAGTTCCAGACGCAACCAAGTTGCCGCCTGTTGCTTGATCGTACATAAATGCAGAAAAACTTTGATCGACAGTATCACCGTTACTAGAAAAGGTAACTGACTGAGTCGTTCCAGAATTACTCGATACAACAACAGATTCTCGTGAAGCGTTTCCGGGAGGCGTTACAGTAAAATCTGCGTTCTCGGTGGTAATATTTTCAATATAAAAATAGTATGTACCGTCTTGAATATTTCGACCTGTTAAGTTGAAAGTAACAGTATCGCCCTCTTGCCCAATCGAGGGATTCATTACAATCGAGGCGGAAACAGGTTCATCTGTAATCACAAACGCACTTGTTGTAGTAAGGTCAGGATTGTAATTAGCGTTTGTGATTGAGAAAGTACCGTTTACTGGTCCGACATAAGCATCGTTAGACGAGACTGCGACCACAACATCTTGACTGGTCGAAGTCAGAACAGTAGATCCAGAAGTAGATGACAATCTCCCGTCGCT